GGTAAAGCAGGAGTTCGATGTCGTCGTCACCCGCCAACAGGTTGCGACTTACGATCCCACCAAGTACGTCGGGAAGGGACTGTCGGCGAAGTGGCGAGCCCTCTTTGAAGATACCCGCCAGCGCTTCCGTGAAGAAACGGCTGAGATCCCCATTGCCAACCGAGCCTTCCGCCTTCGTGGCCTTGGCCGCATGGCTGAGAAAGCCGAGAGCATGCGCAACCTTGCGCTGACCGCCCAGCTGTACGAGCAGGCTGCCAAGGAATGCGGCGACATGTACGTAAACCGCAAGCTAGAACCCGACAAGCCCCTGGGCTCCCGGGCGGACCAGCAGCACGCCGTTGCTGAGTACAAGCTGGAGCCAGACGAAGGTGTCCCGACTACCCCGTACCTATGACCAACCGGTGAAGCTGACGCCGAAGCAGGCGAACATCTACGTCTGGGGCTTCCAGCCTGAGGCACGCTTCCGTGATGCGGTGTGTGGCCGGCGATTCGGCAAGACCTTCCTCGGCAAGGCTGAGATGCGCCGCGCGGCCCGGTTGGCTGCGGAGTGGGGCGTGAGCGTTGAGGATGAGATCTGGTATGGCGCGCCGACGTTCAAGCAGGCCAAGCGGGTTTTCTGGCGCCGACTGAAGCAAGCCATCCCCGAAGCTTGGCGCGCTACCCGGCCAAACGAGACCGAGTGCTCGATTACTCTGAAGTCCGGCCACATCATGCGCGTGGTCGGTCTGGACAACTACGACAACCTGCGGGGCTCCGGCCTGTTCTTTGTCTTGGTGGACGAATGGGCGGACTGCCCGTGGGCAGCCTGGGAAGAAGTGCTCAGGCCAATGCTCTCGACCTGTCAGTACACGATTCCTCAGACCGGCGAGTCGCGAAAGGGCGGGCATGCGCTGCGGATCGGCACTCCGAAGGGCTTCAACCATTGTTACGACACCTACCGCGACGGGCAGCCCGGCGGGGAGCCGGATCACAAGAGCTGGCAATACACCTCGCTGCAGGGTGGCAACGTCCCGGCCGATGAGCTGGACGCCGCACGCCGCAAGATGGACCCGCGCACGTTCCGCCAGGAGTATGAGGCCGGGTTCGAGAACTATGCCGGGGTGGTCTATTACACCTTTGACCGCGCCGAGTGCTGCACTAGTGAACGCATCAAGCCAGGCGAGGCGCTGCACATCGGCATGGACTTCAACGTCATGAAGATGGCCGCCGTAGTGTATGTGGTCCGGGACGGCCTGCCGCTGGCGCTGGATGAGTTCCACTCGGTGCGGGATACGCCCGAGATGATCGAGAAGATCAAGGTTCGCTTTTCCGGTCACAGCATTTCCGTGTACCCAGACGCCAGCGGCCAGAACACCAGCAGCAAGAACGCCAGTGAATCGGACCTGTCCCTGCTCAAGAAGGCGGGCTTCACCGTGGTGGTCGACTCGCAGAACCCCGGCGTCAAGGATCGCATCAACGCGGTCAACGCCATGTTCCTCAACACATACGGTGAGCGGCGCCTGAAGGTCAACATCGACCAGTGTCCCCAGCTTACCCAGTGCCTGGAGCGGCAGACCTACACCGACAAGGGCGAGCCGGACAAGGATCCGAAAAAGGGGTACGACCACATGAACGACGCCGCGGGCTACTTCATTGCCAAGCGGTTCCCGATCAAGACTCAGTCCGCCGGCACCCGCCGCATCGGAGGTTTGGCGTAATGCCTGTTCAATCCACCAACCCAGACTACGACGCTCACATTGAAGAGTGGCGGATGATGGATGACGCCCTGGAGGGCGAGGGCGCGATCAAGCGCAGTCCGCGTAACCTGCCAAAGCCTAGCGGCATGGTTGAGGCCGAGAAGCTAGACGGTGCCGGTAATGCCTATCTGTACCTCAATTACACCGCCCGGGCTCAATACGAGCACTGGGTGCGCGATTCGCTGCGCTCGATGATGGGGTTGGTCTCGCGGCTGATTCCCGAGGTGAAGCTGCCCGCCGGCCTGAAGGGGCTTGAGGACAACGCCACGGCCGATGGCTTCGGGCTGACCCAGCTGTTCCTGCGGATCGTGCGCCAGGCTATTTCCCATGGCCGGGTGCCACTGGTGGTCAACGTCGATGACACGGGCCAGCCATACTTCGCAACCTACGCCGTTCGCAACGCCATCAACTGGGATACTGCGGACCAAGGGGGGCGCCAGGACCTGGTGCTATCGGTGTTCCGCGAGTTCCGGCGCAAGGAGCAGGATCGCTACAGTCACGAGTGCGAGACGGTCTATCGCGAGTTCTACATGGAAGGCGCGGTCTGCCGCACGGGCGTGCGCAACGAGGCCGGCGAGCTGATCGAGGACGACCGCCCGCTGGGCACCGTCGACGGCAGCAACAACCTGGTGCGCGGCCTGGGCTACATCCCGGTCATCTACTGCGGCTCCACCGACAACTCGCCGGATGTGGATGAGATCCCGCTGCTGACCATGGCCCGGGCCGCGCTGAAGTCCTACCAGCTCAGCGCCGACTACTTCACAGCGCTGCACCAGACCAGCCACCCGCAGCCGTGGGTATCCGGCCTGGACGAGAGCGTCGAGCTCAGCGTCACCGGGCCATCGGCGGCCTGGGATCTCGGGCCGAACGGCCAATGCGGCTATCTGGAGTTCCAAGGCGCTGGCATACAGGCCGTCCGCACCGCGATGGAAGACCAGAAGAACGCAGCCCTTGAGGCTGGCGCCAAGGTCATGGACGTCTCCGGCACGGAGTCGGGCGAGGCCCGCAAGACACGCCAGAACGACCAGCACGCGACGCTCCACAGCATCGTCATCACCGCGGCAGCCGCGATCGAGCAGGCCCTGCGGTACGCGGCAGAGTGGACTGGCTACAACCCGGACGAGGTCGTCTTCACGGTTAAGCCCGAGTTCGTGATCCCAGAGGTCAACGCCCAGGTCCTGGCCGAGCTGCAGAAGAGCGTCATGGCCGGCACTATCAGCGCCGAGACCTACTGGCAGTACCTCACCACCGGAAAGCTGCCCGAGCGCCCCTACGACGAAGAGGCCGAGCTGATCGCCGACGACCACGGCGCGGGCGGCATCAACCTGGACAAAGACGATGGCGACGAAACCGGAGCAAACGGCGGAAGAGAAGCTGCTGGAGCAGGTCAGCCGCAACTCGGTGCTGCTTGAGCGGCTCAAGGCTGGCGAGGTCAAGAAATTCGAGGCCTACCTGCGCCGCGCTGACACCCACGTCCGCGATCAGCTCACCCGCAAGGAACTGACCACCTACGGCCGGAGCCGGCTTGAGGAGTTTCTTGGGCGGGTGGGCGGCAAGCTTCTGGAGATCTACAAGGCCTTCAGCGACCGGATGCAGTCTGACCTCGTGGACATCGCGCAGTACGAGGCTGCATTTGAAGCGCGCAGCCTGGCGAAGGTGTTGCTGATCGATGCGGCCATACCAACGGATTCCCTGATCCGGGCGGCGATCAACACACAGCCCCTGCAGGTAGCCGGGGTGGATGGCGGCAAGCTGCTCAAGCCCTTCCTGAGTGGATGGACCCGCACTGAAGCGGACAGGGTCACCAACGCCATCCGGATGGGGGTCGTGCAGGGCCAGACCAACGCCGAAATCACCCAGGCCGTGCGCGGCACCGCAGCGCAGAACTTCACGGACGGCGTGCTGGCGGTCACGAACCGTAGTGCCCGGGCAGTCGTCCAGACTGCAGTTCAGCACGTGGCCACTACCGCGCGCATGGAAACACTCAAGGCGAATGCCGAGACGGTGCCTGGCTATCGGATCGTTGCCACTTTGGATAGGAAGACCAGCGTGCAGTGTCGGAGCCTTGATGGTCGCGAGTTCGAGATGGGCAAGGGGCCGGTTCCGCCATTCCACATCCACTGCCGGACGACCATCACGCCGATCACCAGGTTGTCGACGCTGTTCGGGCAAGGCGCTACGCGGGCAGCCGTTGGCGCAGCGGGTGGCGGACAGATCTCGGCAAGCCTCAGCTACTACCAGTGGCTCAGAACCCAGCCAGCGGCGTTCCAAGACGCAGCGCTGGGGCCGGTGCGTGGCAAGCTGTTCCGTGATGGCGGCCTGACTGCCGAACGCTTCGCCGCGCTGCAGCTGGACAAGAACTTCAAGCCGTTGACGCTCGATCAGCTCAAGGAGCTAGAGCCATTGGCGTTCGAAAGAGCAGAGATTTGAAATAAGCCGGCATCAGACTGTACGTTGCACGTGATAAATTCCGTTCCTTTACAAGATTTGTGAGTCAGGAATGGGATATTGGCCTTTGATATGCGTAATGATCGCATCGATCACTGCGATGTTGGGTTTCGGGGCCGGCGCGGCCGTTGGCGCCTCCCTGAATGCGTCCGAGTTCAAGGATGTCTTTATACCTATGTTTTCTGCGCTCGGCGGATGGGTCTCCGGGGCTGGTGCTCTGGCCGCCGTCGGCACCACCATCTACCTTTACAGGAAACAAGAAAGTGAGAATGACGAGGACCTTGAGGTAAAGGTTTATCGCCACCATGGCATGCTCCATATTGACGTGTTATGCCTTTCCCGCCATCCAGCCTTCGTGACTGACATCTACGTGGAGGTTGGAGAAAGCTACTACTGGCTTTCGAACAGTGATCCTAAGCAGCTCGATGTTCATGTCTCATACAAGGAGAAGAAGACCTTCAACCTGTATGGATGGTGTGAGGATTTGAGGCGAAACGCTGGCATAAATCTAATGGATCACGCTGACAAACTAGCCGTTGAAACCACTTTTTCGGACTACACGCCGGATTATGATTTCGTCACAAATCGCTGATCGCTTCCAATCGTGAACAACCCGCTTCGGCGGGTTTTTTTATGCCCGCAAGGCGGGCCAATCAATCCCCAGGGGATAGC